ATCATAATACCGTCAATCTTTATGCAAGGATTTGGAACAATCACCTGAGATTTGCCAAAGACGGCAAAGGGTACGACTGGCCACGGCCGGCGGCCTTTGTTGAGATTGTTTCTCCTGTGACTTTTGATATTATCGGGCTGGGTTTCCGGTCTGCTGATATTGGGGTGAAGATCCACTTAATTCATGAGTACTACAATCAGGATGGAACCTTTGAGCAGGATTTGACCATCTTTGATTTGCGGGATCAGATACTTTCTGCCAAAGATGGGTTAAGCCAATATTGCCCTACTGCTTGCGGACCATTAAACTGCATCGGAGAGGAGCAGGATTTTGACCATGATAATTTATATCACTATGTTTTGAATTTTATTTGTAACTTTACTGACAGTAAGGGGAGCAAATACGATCCGGCGACTGGATTTTATATTGAGACTGCTGATGCAAACATGGATCAAAGAACAGATTTAGGAAACACCGTGGCACCACCGGCACCCAAAACTGATTATTTTATTATACCTTAACGATATGGCACGTTCAATTTCGACTATACAAACCGCACTCGAAGCCACTTTAGTAGCTAATTTCGCAGCTATCGGAATAACTTTAGATACAACCAAATGGAGCAAGCGCAATATTATGCGGTTATTCTGTTTCAGTTTTGCGAGTGTGTCGGCTTATCTTGAGCAGTTGATGGATGCTTTAAAATTGCAGATAGAGACTATCGCAAGCCAAGCCGCCGCCGCTTCACCTCTTTGGATTCAGGCACAAATGTTCTTATTTCAATACTCCTCAACAGCTCCGCAGGTTTTGCAACTTATCAACACGGTGCCACAATATCCGGTCGTTGATCCTACTTTGAGAATTATTACAGCGTGTTCAGTTACTTCGATAACTCCCAATGAGGTTGCGATTAAAATAGCTAAAGGTAGCCCTTTTGAAGCTCTGTCGGGTCCTGAACTTTCATCTGCACAAGGATTCATTAATTTAATAGGCAGCGCAGGAATAAAATACACGGCCATCAGTTTAAGTTCAGATAAAATCTACATCAATGCGAATATCTATTATCAAGGTCAATATTCGAGCGTAATATCTACAAATGTAATCGCAGCGCTTAATTTATTTCTACAAAACCTTTCATTGACCAATTTTGATGGAAGTGTAAAAATGACCGATATAGAATCAACCGTCCGAAGCGTTGCAGGGGTTAACGATGTCGTTTTAATCAACGTGCGATGTCGTGAGGATACCGCTACATTTAGTGCCGGGATTGATTTAGTCAAAGATCAGTCCGTTATTTTAAGGCTGTGGCAAACCATCGCTGGCTATGCTTCAGGTGAAACAACAGGGGGTTATACTTTTGCCAATTCATTAAACTTTATTGCAGAATGAACTTTAACCTCGACACAAATCCGCTGTCTATTGAATTACTTCCGCCCGATAAGCGAAAAGTTAAGACCATTAAACTAATTCAGTCGCTTCTTTCATCCTGTCAGTATGCGCACGTTTATCTTTTCGGCGCTTATTATGATGACCTGAAAGAACGGATTTTATACAACGGTTCAAAGTTGGTTTTGGAATATGCCTTAAATAAACAATATGGAACAGTTTTCAGGCATCCTGCCGCTCAGTCAGATATTTACATTACTCAACTAAGTAGCGTTATAGACGGGTTCCTTGTTGGTAACAGTGAGGCTTTTTGTTCCTCTATCGGGGCGACTACTTCAAGCGACTTTATCGGATCAATTTACACGTCCGTTTATTTGAACCATTTTCAGATTAACATTCCAACCGCAGCTTATACCACAGATAAAGCTATTCGTAATTTTGTGAATCAATATATTCCATCGTCAATCAAATTTACAATCGTTCAGATATGAAAAAACTCGATGTGAGCGGGGTTAGTAACTCCGCACAAATGAAACTAAAAAGCGGAACCCTGCAGTTTTTACAGGATGCCAACGCTGAGGCTTTCGCAATACTTTGTCAGGCATTGATAGGATCGTCTTATAGTGCATCGCAAATCTACATTCTTTGGGGCTGTGTGAATACCGGCTCTGGTGACAACTACATCATTTCTGCCGGAGGTGTTTTTTACAATGGAGAAATTTATTTGGTCGATGCGGTATCTTTTACGCTCAACGCTAATGTTGCGATATTCTCACCGATCACAACACAATACCAGGTCAATGCCGACCCGATGACATTCTCGGATAGTTCAGTTCACAATATCCACAATATTCGTAAAATGCTGGTTGCTGCAGGAATTTCCGGGACTATTGACTATTCATCCGCAAAAGGAATTTTAGAATTCATTCCGAAGCAATTGAACTTAACCGCACAAGGAGCGAATATTTCTGGAACATACCCAGACTTGAAAGTAATTGTACCGGCGAACTCCAATCGCTATCCTGCAATTTATGCTGGGACGCTTAATATTGGAGACAATATGAATGGCACTGGTGGAACTGATTATAGTATATCTTTTGCCGATCTTGGAACGGCGAATTATCTGGTATGTGGAACAATAAGAAGCAACTCAACCTCATCGCGTTTTAACGAGGACATATCAGTGACATGGGGTGTAAGGGGATTAACTTCAGCTGGGTTTATTTTGCGAATAAGAGATCTTGCTGCTAACTGGCTTCAAGATATTTCGTTTGACTATATAATTTTTGCAATATGAGCTTATTGATCCTAAACAGAGAGAAAAAAGAAAGAATTGCACTCGACCTGAACAATTACAAGAAAGTCGGCTGTTTGGCAGTTGATATGACCTGCGAAGCAATTATGCACACCAGAAGACAAGGAATAGAACCGAAAGCAATTGTTTTGAACATAGCTTATTATCAAATGTTTCAGGCGTGGGTAGTGAGCATGTACGATGAAGAAATAGCATTGAAGGAATTTTTTATCGATGGTGTGGAGATCAGAAAAGAGCGTTTCACTTCAGGTAAATCCCTGATGATCGAATATTACAAACCAGCAGCAGACTCATGAGTAATTCACAGGAAAGAGGACTTAAGGCATATCTGCCACCCCTACAATCAAGGTTGGTTCGTAACTTAGCGAAACTGCAAGGTCGGAGCATGAGTTCTATCGTGGCTGAATCGGTGAAGAGAGATTTTGATAAAATGACACCTCGGGAAAGGGAAAGGATTTTAAAAAGTAAATAGTTTTGATTGTCCATTTTTTTCGGCCTCTGTAAGAAATTGCAGGGGCTTTTTTTATAAAAGTGGGTCATTTTTGCCCTATGCAATTGATTATATTTAATTTTGATACATGAACTATTGCGTAGACATAAACTCACAAGAGCCTATAATGCTGATTAATAAACATATCGGCATGGATGACGATGATGGTATGGGTATTGACGGCGCATTATTTCAGTCTGAATTGTTGCAATTGGACTCAATGGGCAAGAAAAGAATCCAGGTTTGGATCAATTCTCCCGGCGGGGTAGTTACTGATGGGTACAACATTTACAGCACAATTCTAAAGACAAAAACCCCTGTTGATACTTACTGTATAGGATGCGCCGCTTCAATTGCAGGGGTAATATTCCAAGCTGGACGTAAACGGGTTATGATGGACTTTTCCTGGTTGATGTATCACAATCCTTTCGGAGGTAGCGATACTATTTTATCAACAATGAAGGATTCAATTATCAAAATGGTCGAACAGCGTTCGGGGATGACAGAGATAGAGGTAGCCCGGATGATGAGCCGTGAAACGTTCATTTTAGCCAATGAGGCCTTAGAGATGAAACTTTGCGATCAGGTAGACCATTCAGTAGAAGAAAACACAAAATACCTCAGGAAGATTGCTAGTCCTGTTGATTTTCACAAACAATGCAATTTGGTTTTAAATTCACTTTTAAATACGAACCCAAAAATTAATACACCCATGATTAAAGTATGTATGAAACTGGGGTTAAATGATGGCACCCCAGAAGATTCTATCGTTCAGGCCATTGATAAGCTGATTAACCGCGCTGAAGTAGCTGAAAAAGCTACTGCCAAAGCGAACATCGAAGCTGAGAATAAAGCAAAGTCAGATGCCGATGAACTCGACAAACTGAAGGCGCTTTTTGAGAAAAAGAAAGCCGAGACCGAGAAAGCCAAAGCTGACTACGAAGATTGCAAGTCCAAACTCGATGCAATGGAAGAGGACAAGCTGAAAGCTGAAAATGCAGCTACTGAAGAGAAAGCCAAAAACATGGTTGAGGGCTTCGCTAAAGTTGGCCGTATCAAAAATGAGGCCGCTATTAAGTTGGCTTGGAACAAATTAGCAACCGCTGATTTTGAAGGTACGAAAGCTATGATCGAGGCATTACCTCTCAACAAGGTGGCCAGTACTATTGAGAGGTAATG